AATGTTTGCTAAAAAGAAAAAGAAAACAGCGACTGCCTAATGGATATAGAAAAGCTTAGGGAGCAACTCAAGATAGATGAGGGTTGTGTCAATTCTGTATATCTAGATCATCTGAACTTGCCTACAGTAGGCATCGGTCACCTGGTGACTGAGTGGGATGATGAGTATGGTAAACCAGTTGGCACTGAAGTATCTGAGGAAAGAGTAAACGAATTGTTTGACCAGGATGTCCAGGTAACAATCGATGAGTGCAAACTGTTGTACAATAACTTTGATGAGTTACCTGAAGAAGCTCAACAGATAATAGCAAATATGATGTTCAATATGGGTAGGCCCAGGTTGTCCAGGTTTCATAAAATGAAAAGAGCCGTTGATGCTGGTGATTGGGAAGAAGCCGGTAATCAAATGAAAGACTCTCGCTGGTACGATCAGGTAACAACGAGAGCCGACAGATTAGTTAAGAGGATGAAAGCTATCCAGGTTTAAAGATATACTTCTTGATAATCCTGGTAACCTGGTTATCCATCCTCTTTTTTGTATCTTATCTAAATGATACTTGCATGTTTGCTGAGTAACTCCAAAGTGATTTGCAATATCTATTTGTCTAGGCATTACACCTTCACTCTTGAAGTAGTTTTGAATAAACAAAAAAATTTCTTTTTGCTTTTCTGTCATGGGATACTTAACTGATTGACTAGACAATGTACTTTCCTATCTCTGTTTCTATTTGTGCTTGTTGCATTTCATCAAGAAGTTTTATTGTCTCAGCATTTTTATCTTTTAGATCATGCATGAGACTAACTTTTTGTGCCTGAGTTTTTTCTAACTTATCAATGGCCAGCAATGTATCTGTAAATTTTAAGATAAAATCACTAGCTATTGCATAAATTATAGGTTTATGATCACCAATAAAATGCATTGTGTATTTAGTGGCGATTTCAGAGCCGTCAGGCTTGTTAAGCTTTTCTTTCATATCTTCAATCACATTAGTATCTTTATCGCTACCAGTGACCTTCTTAAGAGGTTTATTTTCTTCAGGGTAGTCCTGAGCTTCTTCTGTAGTGATAAGACCTTTGATTGCATCAGGAAATGCATCTCGAAGAGCAAAACCTCTTGCTCTAAGTTGCATCATTCTTTTTGGATAGTCTTGCCAAGGACCTGGTTTATTTGCCAGTCTTGCTTTTTGTGCATCCTTGTAAGAAAATTCTGCCCTGGTTACTTCAGTCTCACCATGCACATTTCTTTTGACAATGCAGACAGCCTTATCTTCTTCTTCAATGTAGGTCTCTTCAATACCTCTCCATTCAGGATGGTGTTTGCAGACAGCTATCAAACTATCTCCCCACAATGAAGGCCTACCATTTATGACTGCAATATTCTGAAGAGCTTGCATTGGTGCTAGACCTATCTCATATCCCCATTGAATAGCTACCAGGATATCATTTGGTTTGCCCTGGAACTGTTTTGGAATGTGACCTGATGTTGCAATGAACTTTGAAAACTCGACTGCTTCAGTCAGGTTAGTTGGATTTAAAGTTGGTAATGACATATTAGTTCTCCTTCTTTTCTATTTTAAATTTACGATAGTATGTCGCTTCTTTTGCTGGCACTATTTTCTCAGGCTGTGCCTTCCTGGTAATGGTGGGATAGGCTATATTGATATCACCTACCTCAGCATGTTCTGCTTCGTTCTGTTCCATAATTCTTTGTAACAGTCTTTGGTCTTCATCTTTTTTCTTGGTCCACTTCTTGATTTCAGCATCACACATGAGCCAATCTTCAGCTACACCAATAAGACTTTCTTTGATATCTAAATGATCTAGATTTATTATTGATGGTGGCCCATTGTCCAATGGTGGATAAGGTTCATCCAGGTCAACCTTCTGCCAAAACTCATTGACCTTTTCCATGATTTGATTGAAGAGTTCCTGGTCAGCTTCAAAGGGTACAAGTGTAAGCTTTTGAGCTTTACCAAATACGGCTATGATGCCCCACTTAAAACCACTGCATAGCAATTGTGTTTGCAGTTGTATGATTTGATCAGTCCTGGGTAGATCGTCAGTGTTTGTGGTTTTGATCTCCAATGCACCAAAGCCTGACAAAATCACTGGTTCACCGGTCAATTGATTATGCATAGTTACTTCACCTTTAATATTCAGGATAGCATCCAGGGAAGCACACAATGCCAGGCCATCTATTCTATAGCCCTGGGTAACTTTGCAAAGTTCTACTTCTGCTGTTGATGCCATGTCAGCAATCTTATCTCTTGCCCATTTGATTATGGCATCTTCAAGGTAGTTTCCTCTTTCCTTGGCATCCTTGCCAAACTCAGTCTCAACAGTGACTATGCCTTGCCTGGCATGTAATGTCTTTTGTCTTTCTCTTTCATTAGTTGAGAAACTAGTTTTACCTAGTACGATAGCTGGAACTCTTGAAGCTCCAAGCTCTACTGCATCATCACTATACTTAGCCATTATAAAACCTCCACAAAGTTACGAGCATAACATGCATCATCGATGAGACACACAAAATGAAATGCATAATAAACTATTACACAAAAGATAAAAAAGAGAATACATTCTGCAATGTACACTCCATAATTTTTTATAAATTTAACCATAATTTTTCTCCAATCTTTTTACGGCATTACTAACTGTTGAAGCATACCACTTACCACCTCTTGCAGTGTTTGCTCCCATTTGATTAAGCTGGCTGGCTATCTGTCTATAGCTATCACCAACACTTAATAATTTTTGGATTACTGATTCAATATCTTTTACTCTTGTATCTGCTTTGAGCTTGATAACTTCAGCACTTCTTTGCCTTGCAAAATCCATGTTTGAATGACAACCGAGTGAGCTAATTAACTTACCTGATTTAGTTTTGTATGTACCATTAGCTTTGATCTCATCCTTAATTCTTTGAAGGGCAGACCTGGTTCTTTCTGAAATCTTTTCTTGTTCCATCTGAGCAAACAAAGTTCTCAATGCAAACTTATCTTTACTTTCAGATATTGTAGGATCATTACAAACAACAAGCTTGACCTTGCCGTTCTTCAATACCTGGTCAAAGAACTTTAGAGTATGCCAGTCAGTCCTGGAAAATCTATCCAGGTCAGCTACAATCAATGTTCCTTTGCTGGCCCTGACTGTATCAATACACTTGGAAAGCTCAGGTCTAAGCTCAGGAGCTACCTTACCTGAAACACCTTGTTCTTTGAACCATATGACCTGGTGATCTGTATCACCAAGCCATTTCTTAATTTCATTCTCTTGTCTTGCGACATCCTGAGTATCTGTTGATACTCTGACATATGCACAATAGATCATTATTTAGCTCCTTCTAAAAACAAAATTCTTCCATCGGTATGTTGCATCATTATCTCTTTGACTGGCAAAGATTTGGCAACTCCCATTGCTATTTCAATAAATTTTAATAGTTGTTTTTCTTCAATTGCTACTTCAATTTTTTCACATGCTAGACCTTTTGTGTGACCTTCGCAGACACCGGTTACCTGGTAGTGTGTGCAACCACCAAACTCAATGTAAAATTTATCTATAGTTTCTCTGAGCAGTAACTCTGTACTGCCCAGTTTAGTTTCGTGAGGGATAATTATAAATGCTAGTTTCATTACTTTGCCCCCTAACAAGTTTCTATTTGTTCGATGTCATGTCTGTAATTAACAACCAGGTAGTCACAAACCTTTTTCCAGGTATTGTACTCACTGCCGTCAATGTCACATGCAATGCCATCATACTCTTCGTTGTCACATACAACATGGAAGTTGCTATCTTCCTCGATGACACCATAACAATGTATAGTGCCACCATCTTTTCTTTTATAAACGTAATCAATGTTACTCATTACTTTGCCCCTTCTAAATAGTTCCAGTTATTTGACCACTGAAACAAATGTAAACTAGCTACACCATATGAATGTGATGGTCTTCTGTATACATATGTTCTTGGTGGTCTGATACGAGTTCTATAACCGATAGTTACTTTCTCAGAAAAATTCTCTTCAAGAAAATTTAAAGCTTCTCTTCTTGTAGAAAACCACTCAGGTCTGTTCTCACCTTGGCCCTGAAAAATTTCACCATAAGTATCAGCAGTTGTGATAATCCATCTCTTGGTTGACTGCTCTTTCCAAACTAAGTTGTACATTTGATCTCCTTCTAATACGTTTAACATAGTCTTTACATATATACATATATCAGTTCGATATCTAATATTCAAGTGTTTCAATAAAAAAAATTTAAAAAGGTAAATTTGAAATGGAGCAAGAGATAAAAGTTAAACCTTTTCTTTGTCGTATTACTGAGGAATGTCATACTATGCTGAAGGAGCAAGCTAAGATAGATATGTGTTCTATGTCTGCATTAGCTGAGGTTATATTCAGGGATGCTTTGAGGAAAAGACAACCAGGATATATGA